TAAACCACTTGCCAGCCTGTCTTGCCCCCAACATGGCGGTATATCGTCCACGCCACTAGGGCTAGGTTGGCCACCGTGCCGCTCTTAAATAGAAACTCAAGTGTCTTAAAAACAATAGGTATCATCTAGTTGTGTCCTCTCTGCGGGGTAACTCTATGGCTATTATACCACTGCTTTACTGCCGTCCGCTACTACCTACCGCTCTGCGCTCGTTGCCATTGTAGCCACATACCTTGGGTAGTTCTGTCTTAACAAGGTGGATGTCATTAACGGCCGTTTTAACACCTAAGGCTATCTCTTTTAATGCCTCAGCCTGCTTCTCGCTTGCAATAGTGTACTTAGCGTAAAGCTCAATGACTTGCTTAATATAAGGCGACAACTTCCATACTGCACTACCAATACCCCCGCCAATACCAAGCCAAGGGCTTACAATTTTAGCGATGTCTAAAAGTAGTTGCTCTACTGTCATACCGATGCCTCTTTACCTGCTGTTGTGGGCGATTCTAGGAGCCTCTGTACTGCGTCAATTATAGCGGGGATGGAGTCTGTCATGGGGCTTCCTATGCTGCGATGTAGCTAAACTGGCCAGTAAAGCTAGAGCGAGAGCCACTGCCAAATGCAATAACAATCTCGTTGCCGTTATTGGCAGCGTTTCGCCTGCCCCACAAACTGCCTGCCGTAAAAGCGGTAGGGGCTAAATCTCCACTTGAACCCACAAGTATGTATGTTCCTAAAAACACTTCGTTGGCAGCATCTACGGCAGCGGGTAACAAAGGGGCTGGCCAACCTGCTTGCCAAGGGATATTAAGCTGTGTCACCGTAGCCCCTACCGTATCGTAGGCAAGGTTAAAGTGAATGTTGACCAACTTACCAACACGGCCAATGGTGTAGGCTTCAACCAGTGGCACACTGGGGGCAGTGCCAGCGGTAAACGTGTGGCCAGTAATTGTTACCCAACTGGAAGATGCACTGATAGACAACTGGCTAGCAATAGCAGTAGCCAACTCACTAAGTTCAGTAACCCCCCCCGCCTCTGTCCCGTCAGGGTCGGTGACGCAATAAAACAAGGCATCGGCTGTGGGGGTAGGGACTAAACGTCCAGCGTCTCTAGCCTGAATATAATTACGTCCTGCTACCATGCTTAAATCTCCGTTATCGCTACGCCGTCTAGGTCAAGTATAGCACTACCGTCAAGGTCAAGTAATAGGCTAGTGCCAAGGTAAAGGGTTGGCGAGTAAGCCCACTCACTAGGGAGAAGGCCAATACCCCTAACCCGCACTTGTGTTGAGCCACTCCACGCCGTGTACATGGCATTAGTTAGCACCCCTTGGTTGACAGTGTACCAGCTTGTGCCTCCATCTTGGCTAGCTTGCACCACGTAGTAGTCTGCCCCCGCTGCGGGTGGCCATGATGCCCTTACAATGTAAGGCTCCACCAAACTGCTAGGGTCTTGGGTTATCTGCACCGTGCCAATGGTCGGGCGTTCAGGCACAAGGCCAGCCCCGTAAGGTACAGGGGCAGTAGGCACGCTTTGCTCCTCGGCCGTGTGTACCCTGTCGTCCTCGTTGATAGCATCCACTCGCACGCTGTATAGGTCGTTGTAGTTGATGCCAAGCACCACACACCGCCGTTGCTGGCCTGTGGTTTGGTATAAAGTGAAATGGGTGCGCTCATCGTCTAGCCCTGTTTGCAGGAAGCTGGCTAGGGTCTTACCTTTAGCTGTTTGCACTGTGGTTAGGCTGGTGTTATCCATCACCATCTTGTACTCATCCGCTCCCTTTGTAACGGCAATGTAACCAAACTCCCCCCCTACCTCATCTCTCACCAGCAGGTAGGCGGTTGTCACTTCGCCAAAGTCTAAAGGCTCATCGCTGGTAAGGGTTAGGCCATCCCTTGCTACAATGTCGCCACTTGTGCGCCCAAAGTCCATATCGTGGTCAATGATGATGAGGTCGCCCACACTAAGTAGCCTACCTTCCATCTCTAGTTCAAAGTTGTGAATCATCCGTCTGTACTTGTTAGTGGCCGCTAAACGGATGCCATACCTAAAGGCTTGGTCTCTGTCAGTGATGCCAAAAGCTTGCACCCTTGCAGGCTCATCGGATGAGCTACCAGTGACCACACACGACACCTCGGCGTTCTGCCACGTATCTTGGTCTATATACTCCACAATAACGTGGTCGGGCTTGCTAGCATCATTGACTTTGAGGCTACGGCTATAGCTCCCTTGGCGAATGATGCGTGGATTGCACACAGCAACTGGCACGGTACGGGCTTGGTCAATGATAATGTCGTAAATGCCCATCTTCTGCACCACTTGGGCATTGGCCACGCTGGCCACGGCCTGCAAAGCATCGTAAATGGTGCGCTTGGTATCAAACACGCCGTTGAACTCATCGCCCCTAGTGGTGCAGGTGTCGGCGAACTCAACAAAGCTAGCAAGGTTTAGCTTACTTGCTGGCACTTTAGCACCATAAACCGTGTTGCGTAAGATGTCGGCCAGTATCCATGCGGGGTTAGCCGTGGCCGTGGGTGCGCTCCACGTCTCTGTGCCATCGTCATAAATAGGGAGCTTGCTGGTAGTAATCACGTTAAGCTTGCGGTCACTCCCTTGGCTAAGTTGGTTGCTAGCCTTAATCTTAATAGCAATGAGGGTTACATTGGGGTAAGTTTGGTCGTCAGGGATAAAGCCCCGCATACTTGCCCAGCTAGCCGAATCGCCAACAATGGTGTCGGGGTTTTCGTCGGACGTGCGTTTAACCCGCACTTCATAACGCCCACTGCTTACGCTGTAGTTGAGGGTCTTGCGAATGGGGGTAGGGTTGCCATTGGTTGTGGTATCCGTCCCTAGGGCAAACCATGAGCCTAGTGGTGCGCCAGCGTTGTCTATCAGCCTAGCCTCGGCTTGTATGGCCACACTAACAGGCACAAAACCACCTGTGCCAGTGTCCTGTTGCCATAACCCTTGGGGGAACACATAATCTAAGGCGATGCTGGTTACTACCGTACCCGATGGGGATGCAGGAAAGCCACCGCTCCACGTTGAGCCACTGGTTAGCTCAATACCACCCACAAGGGGGCTAGTGTACACATTGGAAGGGAATAGCGTTACAGGCTGGTTAGGCTCTACTATCTCAACGGTAACATCCTCAAACACGCCTGTTGAACCAGTGCCATCCTCCCATATCACTACGTTGCCAAGGCGAATCTCCTCAATGTCGTACTCACCAACGCCTAAGCAAAACAACTGGTAAAGGTATTCTTGCTCACTGCTAAACTCTTTGTAGGGGAAGCTGGCATAATCGGGGTAAATCAAGCTACGGCCATAAAGGCGTGGTATGGGCTGGCCAAGGCGAGCGGTGTTGCTTTGTGCGCCAATGCTATAGGTGGGGCTGGTCGTACCCCCTGCCCCATTGTCAAACGTGCCAGTCCCTGCTTTAGGTAGGTTGATTAACCCAACAACAATGCCACCAACGGCCAATATGCCAGCACTAAGGATAGCTGAACCTTGGGCTGATAAATAAGGGGCTAGGGGGGGAACTAAAACAGAGGCGGCAAAAAAAGCCAAGCCAGTTACAATACTTAATATGCTTTTAAAAACCTTGCCATCCATAGGCATCATTACGAAGCGCACTTCGTCACCTTCGTTAAGGGGGTTATCCCACTCATCCTTACTGCTTAGCCACATCTCGTCGTTGACGTAGCCATACATGGGGTAGCCCTTGGGGTTTACCCTGTCATGTAAATGTTGGAGGGTCTGCCCTGCCTCGGCCTCAATCTTGGTGACTAAGGCCAGTGGCGTTTCAATACTTACACTAACCTTGCCATTCATTGTAGCGTACTATCCTCCAATGGCCTGCCTTAAGGTCTAGGGGGCTTTGAAACGTCACCCCATGCCCACCAGCACAGTGTAACACCTTGCCACGGTCAACGGCTAGGTAAACGCCTATATGGTGTGGCAACTTACCCCTTGCCATCTCCACCAAGTCGCCATGTACAGGCTTGGCCTTGGCATCCTTTACCCGCCATTGGCTACGTGCGCCTGTGGTGCTAAACAAGTTAGCTAAGCTGGCCTCATCCATAGCGGGGCAGTCTATGCGGGGTAGGTCACGGCCAAAAAGGTGCTTCTGCACATACACTACCAGCCCCCAGCAATCAAAGAAGCCATCCTCGCCGTAGGTGTTAGCCATCCACCTAGCCCCAATCAAAGGGTTGACGATGTTTATAATGTCAAGCCTTTCTTCAGAACTTATCACGTTTGGGTTAGGCCTCTAAACTGGCTAGGTTGGTACACCACGCTAGGGAAGTTGCGGTTTACGATGTCGCCATAGTTGGCCACCAGCTCTACCGCTTGGTCGGTTACGTTAATGGATTGAGCGGTTTGGGTTAGTACCGTACTAGGCGTTGTTAGCTCTGTCAGCCAATACTCTCGGTAGGTTATGGTCAGGTCGGCTTGGGTGAGCATTAGGTCGTCAATGTATTGGCTAATCTGCCTTGCCACGTTGTCAATTCGTAGCTTACCAGCCTGTATAGCATCATCCGTTTGGCTTGGGGGGATGTACTCAAAGGGGCAGTACACAAACGTCACCGTCTCCCCTGCATCAAGTGGAGCATCCGCCTCTAGCCCTAGTTGCCAGCCAAACATATCCAACTCATCCACCGTACCAATGAGCGTACCCATGTCGTTGACGATGCGTATCGCCGTGGGGTCGCCTTCCTCGTCTAGTATGGCGGGGTGGCGAATCTCAAGCGTGGGTATCATCACATCATCTAGCACCGTGGCGGCGTAGCGTTTTTTTGTCTCTAGGGCTAATTCTTCGGCGGTTGGCATAGTTTATAGGTCAGCGTAGCGTGTGTTATCAGGGAACAAGGCTTGCAGTTGAGCTTTAGTGACATCGTACTGGGCAATAACCTCGGCGGTTGTTAATGCCCTACTGTAAACCATTATAAAAGCCACTGCTCCATTTACAGCCGATGGCGAGCCACTATCATCACTAAAGCCAATCCTAATTTTAACGGCTTCCGTATTTACCCGTGTACGATTCCGAGTTGTTAATGTCCCTGCGGTAGCTACATTTGTTCTAATTGGCGAAGAGCTTGCCTTTGGGTCGTATAAGATTCCGCTATCTGTTGCTGATGAGATTACACCCGCCGTAAATCTTAGGTTTTCAGAAGCAGCAGGGGCATCATAAATCAATGCGTTTCCACTACTTATGTGTGTTGAAGTACCACTTGTTCCCGTAGGATAGGTGAATGAATAGTCTCCTGTATTATTAACCCAGAGTATAGACCCATAATCAGCACTAGCAGGGTCATTGTTAAACTCACCTAATGTAAATGCTGAGGATGATACACTAGCATCATACATTCCGTGTACTGCTATGTAGGTTAGGTCTACTGGCTCTTCAATATCTGTTTCAAAACCGACCCCCCCACCTACAGCAGTCAAGCCAGTTTCAAGTACAGGTGAACCCACCTTTGTGAGGGCTGGTTTGCTCTCACCAGCGTGGTTACGAAGCCGTTGCTCCTCTGTGCCACTGGCCAGCCAGTAAGCACCTTCTAAATCATCGTAACTAAGGATTGTGGGGATAACACCAGCGTTGCTCAAATTGGTAAAATTGGCGTTTGGTAAACGGATTAAACTTGCCATGTGGCGGTCTCCTAAATTATGTTTTCACTAATAACGGCGTAATTGTCTAAACGGCGGGTAACAGTATCGGCTCCTGTGTACTGGTAAACATCACCTTGGCTGTCGCAAATGTTGCCACGTGGCCCCGTTTCTTTGTTAGCATGGTTGCTATCGCCTGTGCGCCCCCAGCCGTAAACAACCTTGTCACCAGCCACTACAGGCGAGCTTGTGGTAAGCCTTACCGTGTCATCACCCACAATGGCTACCCCTGTAATAATATCCCTTAAGGTGTTGGTGCTTGTGCGAATATCAAAGCCGCTGTTTCGGATAGTGGCAACCCAAGCCGTGTTAATCCGAATTGGTGAATGAACAAGGTCATAAACCACATCTACCGTTGTGTTACTACGCCTAAATACCCTCTTGGGCTTTAGGCAGGTGTTTGGGTTCTTATCCCAAACTGCACGTTTAGCAGCCAAGCCGTAGTAATACCCCATCATCCTGCTGCCTTCGTTGCTTAAATGCAGGTTGTCGGCTGCATATTCCAAACAATAGGCAGGTACGGCAATAAAAATATCACTAGAAACTAAAGATGCTTGTAGTTGAGCCACTGCAATAGTTGGTATTTCTTTACTATACCTTCTGTGAGCTGCAAGTTGATACATCACCATCGCTGGCCTAAAAGGTTGACTGGTAATTGAAGTGGCTAATGAACAGAAATCGTTTTGTAGGGCAAGTAATCTTTTGGTATATTCACGCTGATTTAAGTTCCCACTATAATCAGCTTCCCCTTGAGTCCATGTCCAAAAAGGCACGCTATGTGTTGCGCTAAGTAAGGTTGCAGCTTGGTGAGCTAAAGATAAATCGGTGGTAAGCCTTGTGTCCCAAAAACTAGATGGCGTTTCTTTTGAAAGTGCAAGGATGCTTCTCCCTCCCTGTCCGCTTGCGTAGCCAACAAAGCTTTTTGTATAATCAGAACCGCCTAAAAGGAGTGTTAAATAATTTAAAGTGCCA